TCGCCTATTGAAATAGAACTTTCATAAACACCTGCAATAACAGGGTCAGTTCTATGTGCTGTGAATATATTTTGCTCAGACCGTTTAGCAACTTGCTCAAACATTTTATCTAAATCACTTTGTGTAAAAGTTGTTAACTCAGCTTTTTGACCGCCTTTATCAACAAAATTAAACATCATTTTACCTGTATTACTTGAGCCTTTAAATTTACGGTCAAAAAATTTAGCGTATTTCTTTTGCTCTTCCTGAGTAGGTTCGCCATTAAATAAACTCAACATAGCAGCACTAAACATCCCATTCTTTAAATGTGAATAGTTAAAGTTAGTTATCTCAATGTTAGTTTCAATGTCTTGTAACCCTTGTTGATAGTTAGGGGATGGATAAATGTTACCGTATTCTAAGCCAGTCATTACTTCTGTCTTATAATAAAAGATTTGAGTTCCTGTTCTTATGTTAGGATTAAATATAGGATATTCACAAAATGAACTGTGCTTGTTAGGATTATTATTTAAGCTGCCATCTTCATTAGTCCATTGGTCGCAATAGTAAACAATTTTACCATCGGGAGAACGCCTAAATTTAGAGAACTCTTGGTTATAAACCTCAACTATCTTACCATTAAGACCGTATATAATTTGTAAAGCCACACCATCAAATATTTCAAATGGTTTTGTATTCTTTCTAAATATACTATTCCAATCTTCAAAGCGATTAGCATTCGATAAAAAATACTCATATTCAGCTTGTTCTACTAATGTTAATTTAGTTTTGTCATAACATAAACCTTTACCGTAAACATGATCTGCTTTAGTCTTTATGATAGCACCGTTAACGGCATCACGATTATATAATTCTAAAAGGTAATTAGGATAGTCATTTGAATCCCCCCAATTTAACCAACCTTTATTACTACTCTTTTTAACGGTAGGATTAAACTGGCTATCAAATTCTATTTGTAGTAGGTTACCTACTTGCGTTATTTTATTGTCCATTGGTTACTATTGAAGTTCTTATGTCTTTATAATAAGTATTAGTTGGTGCTACAAATGCCCATGTCATTTTACCGTTCTCAACTTCGCCTGTTAAAGTCCTTAAATCAGTTGTGTTGATATTTGTATAATCAAATAAAGTAGCATTAGCAGATTGATAAACATAGTAAGAATAGCTGCCATAGTCATCTAAAAGCACTTTACCAAGTAAAGGTGTAGAAACACCAACGGTTAAAACAAACTGTTGTCTATTGCCATCTAATTCACTATACGTTTGAGTACAAGCTACTTTTTTACCTGTGTTATCATTAACAAAAACAAACACATATTGAGGATTAGCAATAGTTGCTTTCTCGAATAAAGATAAAGTAATTGTATTTGTGCCTGTGCTAAAGTAAATCATCTATTAAGATATACCCAAACTTTACAAATGTTACTAAATAAAAAAGCCTAGACTTACAGGTCTAGGACTTACATTTATATTATGAAAGTTATATTAAGGTGCAGCAACAATTAATAAAGCAGCTAAAGCAGTTGAAACTTCTAAACAGAATGTTCTCTCTTCGCCATCTAATACAATTGTATAGCCTGAATCATCATTGCCCATTTTACCACTTGCAGCAGAAACGGTTGCAATTCTCATTCCAAACTCTTGACCTAATAATCTAAATTTACCATTTTTATCTTTAACCATCCAAATAGTATCTTGCTTAGCTAACAATAAGATTTGTTGAGCAACTGCAGCTTGTTTCTTTGGTAAGTATAAATTTAAAGTAATTTTATTTGATAATGTTCCGTTTGTATTATTAGTAAGTAATTCTGTTTCATCAGCTTTACCATACTCAAATTCAAATGACCACATCTTTTTACCTGTTGCTAAGAATGATGCCACGTTGGTAATTATACCACTAGCAGATGTAATAGTGCCTTGAGTGTAATTAGAATACTCAACGGCATATACATTCACTAAACCCGGACTTGCATCTCTACAATCTCTTGTTATTCCCGATGTTATCGGGCAACTTGATAATGCCATGTTTTTATATTTTTATTTATTAGTAAAAAAAGGGAGTAGCATTATGCCACTCCCTAAATTAATTAGGTATTGATTTGAGAAACGATTTGATCTCCAAAAGCGATTTGAACTCCTAATTTAAACTTAGAGTTTAAACGGATTTTATCAGCTTCTTTAGCATAGAATACATCAAATGCTTCGCCTTCGTTTTCTAAATCAGTTCCTAAGAACATGTTATCAGTTGCAATAGCATAAATCTTTTTAGTTCCAGATAATCCAATTGTAGGTACAATTTCAACATCTGTGTTCTCTAAATACAATTTAGTTTCGCTACCTGTTAAATGGTAAAGATTATCAATACCTAATTTAATACGGTAATCTCTTGCCTCAGCAGTTCCCATAAATACTTTAGTATTTGGGTTGTTAAGGATGTCATTAGTCATTGCAGCATAAACAGCTTGTAAAGCAGTACGTGAGTTAGCAACAGACCATACAGAAGGAGTAGCAACAACTGGAGATGCAGCAGCGATAATTACACATAAACCATCAAATTGCTTTTTGTAAGTATCAACACTTAACAAATCACCCTGCCAAATAGCTACTTCTTTACGCTTGTTGTAGTTCATTAAAACATCAGCAACGATGTCATTACGGTAAGTAAGCATGTCATAATTAGATCCTGCCTTCATTGCACGTTGGTAGAAGTCTGGCTCTAAAGCTTGTTCACACCAATCCATTTGCAATTTAATTTTTCCTACTGTTAAAGTACGTTGAGTACCAACAGTTGAACCTGATGCATTAAATCCGCAATCAGAGTTAGCTTGCCATACAGCTTCACTAGCAAAAATGTTAATTGTTTCTGCTGATTTAATACCTGTTTGAATTTTCATCAAACTTGCAGTTGTACCTTCTGCGATTATTTTACGAATGATGTTTTTTGCATCTTGTTCTGTGTACGCTGGGATTGACCCTATTGAATACGCCATGTTTTTATTTTTTTATTTGTTTTTAAGTTTATTATTTTGCAAAGAAAGCGGCAGCCGCTGCTCTTTTATTATTTTTAAATATAGTATTTCCACTTTCTACTTTAGGCTCTGCCATTGGTAAAGAAAGTAAATCATTGAATGCTTTTGAGAAAGACTCTAAAGAAGTTTTAACCTCTAAATTTTCTTTTTCTACTGCATCAAAACGAGATACTAAAGCTGAGATAGTTTTGTTAGCTAAGTCTAATTTTGCACTAACCTCATTAACAGCAGCATCCATAGCCTCTTTAGTTACTGACAAATCAGTTACTGGCTCAGTTATTGCAGTTTCAGCAGTTTCAATTTCGCTAAGAATACCACCCATTACACTAATTACATCACCGTTGCTTAAAGTAATATCGCCATCGGGAGCAGGAAGTTCGCCATCGGGAGTAACAACTGTTACTTTAGTTACACCTGCAATAGGTGTTGGCGTATCATATTTTACAACTGTACCATCGGCACTAGTTAACTCACCCATTGGGGGTGCATCTGTTGTAGGTACTGCTAAATTATCGGGAGCAGGAACAACAGGAACAACTGGAACCTCAAACTTAAAAGCCTTAGCAAAAGATAACTTTTGTTCAGGTGTAAGCAGATTGTTCAAGAAGTCTTTAATTGAATTATTTTTATCTGTCATAATAGGATATATTTAAACTTTAATTTTATTAACTTATCGCCCAAAAGATTTGATTAGCCATTTCCTCAGTTAGTTCAACCGTTGGAGTTTCATAAAAATTACCCTCAACCGAAAAGCCTTTATAAATGCCAGTCTTAACAAATTCATCCCAAACGTTTTTATCGCCTACATAAACAAAACCAAACCAAGTGCCATTGGGCAACTGTTCTTGTCCTAAAGGTGGATTAACACCCATAGCACGATTGATTATAAACGATTGATATAAATAGCTATCACTAACCATTCGTGTGTTATCGTGCATTTGATTAATGTTTTTAGCATAACCTAGTTTAGAATACTTCTTTACTATTTGCTCAATAGTTTGAGGGGAGAACTTAACGTTATATTCTTTGCCTGTCTTGTCATCAATGCGATAAATAGGCATATCGGGAATCATTAAAGCACCTGCTAGTATTTGTTTATCGGGATTAGCAACTGCAAAGTTGCCCTTTTGTGAGCCGCAATTAATCTTAATAGTTTTAAGTTGTTTATTAAAAGCAAAATAGTCTTGCTCGATTGCAGGACTATCAACTAAGGCAGTCGCAGTAACACCGCTACCATCTTTAACATCTTCATTTATTGTTAGGTCTATTAATTCCATGTTATGATATATTAAAATTGTTTATTTATTAACTCTTAGTAAGTAGCTTGAGATTGTAAAGTGTCTATTCGTTTAGATGAATGCCTAATATCTGTTTCAGTAACAAAGGCTTTAACAGGTTGGTAATTGTTATTTACATTCCCTGTAAAAGTAGTACTTGGTTGTTGTGAAGTTGGAGGTGCTATGTTGGGCGTTCCGTTGCTAGATGGTATGCTTACATTGCCTCCACTAGTATCGGGAGCAGCAGGTGCGCCACCGCCAAATTGAGCATTCTTAATAGTTTGTATGTTTTTAATAGCAACTAAACCTGCCGCAACTGCGTATAGTGGACCAGCAACAGCCCCAACAATAGGAATAGCTGAACCACTAGCATAAGCAGCTAATACTGCTTGTGCGCCTTGCATTACGGCTTGAGCAATTTGCAAAGCCTTATTAACTTCAAATTGTTTTTTAGCTATTGCAGTTTCCTCTGCGCTGCCTTTTTTAGCCTTACTTAATTTATTAGCAAAGAATATATCGGATAAAGCTTGAGTTGATTCTAAAGAAGTTTTGGCTAAAGCAAAACCACCATCTACTCTATTTTTCTCAGCTTTTGTTTTTGCAGCCTCTTTATCTTGAAAATCTTTAACATCTTGATTGTCTTGCTCTATTTGCCGTTTATGTTTTTCATCAAGTGCTTTTTTATTTCGTTCAGCTAAAGCAGCTTCTTCTGCATCTTCTTCTGCTTGGTATTTTTTATCTTGTTCCCTTCGGTCTTGTTCTAACTTTTTATTCCCTTTAGCTATTGCATCTTCTCTCTTTTGTTTTTCTTCTTCTAACTTTTCTTTATCCTCTAAATGCTTTTTATACTGTTCTTTTTTAGCTGTGTTATCAGTTTCAGTAATTACATATTCCTGTACTTTAGCATTTTTAATCATTTCAAGACTTGCAGATAAGTCTTTTTTCATTTGGTCTGTAAACTGACCACCAGCTCTAACATGTGCCTCAATCCCCCTAGCTATTTCTAAATTGGTATCAATAATAGCTTTTTGTTTTAGCTTTTCAATTTCAACTGTACTTTTACCAGCTGCCTTAGCAACTGTCATTTGTCTATCAAATTCAGCTATTTGTCCTGTTAAAGCTTCTTTTCCTTTTTCGGCATTAGCTTTCATTGCCTCGCCTTGTTTATCTAATTCACTATTTGTTAATCCTAACGCATCTGTAAAGGCATAAATTTGGTCTATAATAGCTGTAAAAATAGAACCTAAGAATTGTAGGCTTT